CTTTGATTTCTCGTCACCGATATCAACAACTACCTTGGCAACTGCCTCAAGCAAATACTCCTTGCACTGCAGATCACTGTAATACTCCGCATCAACCTTCACTACTTTCTTTCCTGTCTGTCTCTCCGCTTTACTATTTCTCAATAAATTCATCTTGTCTTCCTTTCTTTGATTCAGTCTTAAATATCAAGACCCGTCTTTTCCTTCATTCTGCTGTAATAAAACTTCACATCATGCCCTTCCGGATCCAGATTCACTTTGACGTATTCATTGACCATGTACGCCATGATCAGATCTGTGCGTCCTGTCCCTTTGTTATTGGAGGCAAATCCAAAATATTCATTCAAAACCATAAACATCACGGCGCCGGACGATATGAAATATTCATCCCGGACACTGCCATATATGGTCTCTGTCAGACTTTCTACCTTAGGTCTGATCTGTGCTGCTTGAATCCTTTCCTGCTTGTCCGGCAGGCACAGCGGAGGGCGCATCTAATATGTTTGTAGAACATTCTGTTTGGGGTAAATCTGTGATTATTACTATAGGAGAAGGATTCCGATACGCCCCCCTGCTATACCTGCCGTTCGCCTTTATGCTGTTGTCTTTTTACCTGATGGTGTGACTCTGGTATATCCAAGCCCCTCCATCATTGCGTCTGCCAACTGTTCCGAAAAGTTCTTCCGGATAATGTCCTGTTCCTCCTGAGGCAGATCTTCCACGTTGACATATTTACCATCCCGTGGGATAAAAAAACGGTTCTTTACCTCTGGTTTTGCTTTCTTTGCCATATTCATCACACTCCTTCCCTTTATTCTATGTTGATGGGGTTGTTCGGGTGTTTGACTTCCCTGCGTCCACTAAACCATTCCACAATATTGACTTTTCTCTTGCTTCCTCCTATTCTATTTATAAACATTTCATATCAAGGAGGTTTCCGCATGATTAATCACCCAGCCATCATCGCATCGCTCGCAACCACTTTTGCAGCTATTATTGCGCCGACAATCACTACACTCATTCATTCTGTTAAAGAATATAAGATTGCAAAAATGAATCACACTATTGATGAGCGACTAAAGCTCTGCGAAAAGTTCTCTAAATCATATTCAAACTGTCAATATGGTCCTAATAAAATCGGATTTATGAATTCCTTCTACCATGATGCTCTGTTGCTCGCCGCAGTCTGTAAGCACCGATCTACCCGGCGTTATGTTTTTACTCTTGCAAACAAGGTTCTCAAACATGGAGCGTCTGAATCTACCGACAAACTTTACGAACATTGTATTCAATTGTTATCCAAAGAGTTTTAACCCAAAAATAACTGGTGCATAGCCCAGAAAAGCTATTATCTCTCCAATCAGCAAAATAACTCTCCAAAATATGTCATTATCAGAAAAAATACAGACTATAATCGACAAGAGCAAAAGCCCTGTTCCGACATAGCAACATATTAGTTGTTCATCCATCTCTGTTCACCTCTTATTCTTTAAAATTTATATCAAATTTAATTTGATTTCCTAGGCAAAAAAATATTGTCTAGGGGAATCTTATAGAGCTCACTTAACTGTCTACTCTGCTGCATTTTAGGCTCTGTCTTTCCATTTTCCCAGTTATTAATTGTCTGTTTACTTACAGATAACGCCTTAGCTACGTCATATTGTGTCATTTTTGCATTGACTCGAGCCGCCGCTAAGCTAATTTGTAGCTTCTCCAACGTTCTTCACCTCCTTGTCTTGGTTATAAATATAAATCAAATTAAATTTGATGTCAATACCATAATCAAACTTTTTTTGACTTTTGGTTGATTTTGTTCAAATTTTATTGTATTATCATTTTAAAGAAAGCGGGGTGATACTATGACTGATGAACAGCAAAAAATGATTTTTTCAAACAATCTTACAACATTGCTGCAAGAGCACGACAAAACACAAAAAGAAGTTGCTGAAGCAATAAATGTTTCCCCGCAGACATTTAATACCTGGTGTAAGGGTATTGCGCTACCGCGTATGGGAAAAGTTCAATTACTAGCTGACTATTTTAATATCAAAAAATCTGATTTGATAGATGAAACAGATAATACACATACTCCGGATTATTATCTCAATCCGGAAACCAGCAAAATTGCACAGGAGATTTACGACAACAAAGAACTTTCCCTTCTTTTCGATGCAGCCAGAGATGCTGATCCTGAAGATCTGCAAACAGTCCATAGTATGTTAATGGCTTTGAAGCGTAAAGAAAAGGGACAATAATATAGGGGGTGAGGCTTCTGGATGATGTAAATGTACAAGTTATAGACTTCGGAAATTCGATTCCGGCAACCGTAACTATTAATGAAGATGGGAGTTTTAGCATCTTTTTGAATGCACGTCTTTCCTACGAACAGCGTATGCAGGCATATCTGCATGAAATGCGACATATTCAAAAAGATGATTTTTTTACTCACAATACTGTCGAAGAGAAAGAATTACGAAATTCCCATTAGTAGAATTACAATCAAAGGAGAAATAAACGCATGAAACACAAATGGTATCTAAGCACTTGGCTTATATGTCTTCTATTTGCTTTTTGGTTTTTCATTATCCCAGCCGTTATAGGTTTAATTCTTTTAATCTTGAAATATAAAGAGGATAAGAAAGATAAACTATCTTTCGAAGAACTGGAAATGAATTATAAAGCAGCCCAAAATTTAATGACCCCCGAAATGCGAACAGCACATAATCTTGAGCAAAAGATTCAAGAGTTGACTGCTCAGGAAACTACACTTCAAAATAATCTCACAAACTTAAATGCCGAAATACAACGAACAACACAGCACAAAGAGAAAACTATTACTTCTCTGGATTCTCAAATCCAAAAAAAGAAACAAAATCTTATTCAGCTAGATGATGAGATTTTAATGCAGGATTTTGGTTTATATCGTCCGGTTTATAATTTTATGGCTGCCGACAATTACAAAAGTCGTTTAAATGATATTCGCCAACAACAAAAAAATATGATAAAAACCAAAACGGCCGTATCTGGCAACACCGGATGGACTGTTAATGGAAGTGCAGCGCAAGGCAGAAAAATGGTTCAGGACATGCAAAAACTACTTTTACGTGCTTTTAATAGCGAATGCGACACCCTGGTTAGTAATATCAAATATAACAATTTTGATTCTTATCTAACCAGAATGGAAAAATCCAAAGATGCCATTTCTAAGCTCGGCAAAATTATGGGAGTTGCCATTACTCCATCATATTTTCAATTAAAAGTGCAGGAAATGCACCTTGCATTGGAATACCAGATTAAAAAACAAGAGGAAAAAGAAGCAGCCAAAGAAGCACGCGCTGAGATGAGAGAAGCGGCCAAACTTCAAAAAGAACTTGCTGAAGAACGAAAGAAAACCGAAAAAGAACAAACACACTACAAAAACGCCTTAACCACTGTTTTAAAACAAATAGAAGCTTCCGGTTCCCCTTCGACAGAATTGCTCGAAAAGAAAGCAGAACTAGAGGGCAGATTAAATATAATCGATGCCTCTTTAAAAGATTTGGATTATCGTGAAGCAAACCAACGTGCCGGATATGTGTATGTTATTTCCAACATAGGATCTTTCGGCCCTAATATTTATAAAATCGGAATGACCAGACGTTTGGATCCACAAGAACGTGTTGACGAATTAGGAGACGCTTCTGTTCCATTCAACTTTGATGTTCATGCTATGATCTTTTCGGACGATGCTCCAGCTTTAGAAGCAGCATTGCATAGAGCCTTTGATAACAGGAAACTTAATATGGTCAACAAAAGACGTGAATTTTTTAATGTAACTCTGGATGAAATAAAAGAAGAAGTTCGAAAAAATTTCGATAAAACCGTAGAATTCATTGAAGTGCCGGAGGCAACTCAATACAGAGAAAGTCAAAAAATGAAAGAAGAACTATAAAATAGATTTGCATATAATAATCTTACCCAGGGAGCCAAAGGGTGCTACGTCAGCTGCCGGACTTTTACAAAGGAGGGAGCTGGTGCCAATGGTTACATACAGTGATCT